GGAAGCAACCTTGCGAGTACTGACACCGAACTTACCCGCCAGTTCCTCACACGTTTTAGCCCCATCCTGACCGATAAACTCAATCATCATGTCTGCGGTAACTTTTTGTTCGACCTCCCTGGTCAGCATATCCTGTGCTTCAGATTTTACTGGCCGCTCTTCGGTTACCCCGGATTCACCTTCGCCAGCCAGAAACCAGGTGTGACCCGTTTTATCAACAACGCTATTTTTTTTGAGTTCCCACAGTTCGTTGAGAACTTCTTCACGGCTGATATCAAGCCGCGCCGCCAGTTCAACAGAATTGGCTTTACCCATCGCTTTCAGTGCATGCAATACGGTTTCCATTAAAATTTCCTCCGGATAAAAATTACTTCTCAGTTCCTGTGCTGGCTGACGTTCGGACGCCAGCTCTCCCAGTTAAACGTCACCCAGCGACCTCCGTTCATGGACATGCGGTCCATCACCCGCTCGCCGAGAAGTGTATTCATCGCTGCATGATTAAGATTTGTCAGCATCCCCACACTGAGTAACGATGCCGTTCTGCGGTCAACAATCTGATTAAGCGTGACCTGCTCATTACGCGTATCCCGCTGCATGCCAATTTCATCCAGGACCAGCAAATCCACCCCGCAAAGCTCCTGTAAAAATTTTTCACCTGATTTGCCGTTGTCGTAACTGTCGTGCAACACACTCATGACATCAGACACAGTGATGATAATTACGCTGCGCCCCTTCTCCATCAGCCGATTGCCTATCGCCGCCGCCAGGTGGTTTTTTCCTGTGCCAGGCCGGCCACTGAACACAAAATTCGTACAGCCGCCTTCCAGCTCTGCCGCAATGGATTTCGCCTGACTCAGGGCATGGCGCTGACCAGCGTTCTGCACCCGGTAGTTACAGAACGTACACTTCCGGTGAAGCGGCTGGATACCGGAGCGGTTAATGATTTTTTCAACCCGCGTCTGATGATTCAGACGATTAACCTCCTCGCTTCGCTTACGCCCTTCAGCAAGCTGCCATTCCCGCCACTCCGCCACCGTACGGTACGGAGGGATTGCATCCTGCGGCACAAATCTGCTGATTCTTGCCAGAACACCACCTGACGTAATGTTTTTCATGATGCGCTACCCCCTGAACCCCGGCGGAATTTCGGTATCCGGTTCAGAAATATGATTCACGCAACGCTGCGCGGGCGAACGCCCCAGGCGAATAACCAGCTCATCCCATTTTTCCCGGAGTTTTGCCGGACTCATGATGTTTTTTACCCAGAACGAATCCCGTTGAACACGCCCAAACATTTCACAAATCTGTCGGTGACTACGTCCATCCAGCATACGCATCATGCGCACATCATTCGCCCAGGTCGTCCAGTTAGGCTCTCTGGGGCGTGATACCTCCCCATCATCACTGGCGGCCTGTTCATACAACGCAACAACCCGTCCCCAGATCCACTGTGCACACGTCAAATCCTCCCGGGTTCCCCACTGTCGCTTCGGTACATTCCAGGTATGCGCATCCGGGTGTTTCTCCAGAAATCGCTCAACTGGTGATGATTGTTTTTCGTCCGGCAGTGAAACGTCCGGACAAGAAGATCTTTTATCTGACGGATCAGGTTTTAATACTGACGGATCGGGGTCAATCATCGCCCCCCTAATCCGCAGTTTTTTATCAACAGTTGATCCATCAACATTTGACGGGCCAACCGTTGAGGGGGCAATATTTGACGGGTCATTTTTTGCCTGGCTAATTTTTCTTTTTGGTTTATATGCCTCACGCGCCGCCGCTGCAGCTGCTTCAAGTTTTTCCACATTAAGCCGATAGATATTGCTTACGTTACGCCCACCGACCTTACGCTCTTCCTTCGTCAGCCAGCCCTCTTTCGCCAGTTCTGCAATAGCCGATTTCACTGTGGATTCACTTCTTGCACCGATCTGACGCCGGATAGTTTCAATGGCAGGCCATGACACGCCCTCGTCATTGCTGTAGTCTGCAAGACGGGCCATAACCGCCACCCTGGATAAGATCATGCCGGTGAAGGCGCACCCTTCCCAGACAAGACCATGAAGCTTGCTGCTCATAAAACCCCCGAACACCGTGCTTTTAGTGCATCACCACAGCATTCCCTGCCGGGCCGCCGCGATTCATCTGGTCATACAAAACAACCGCTGACGCAACAAAATCATCGACATCCTTCACCAGCCGATCCCTCCGTTCGACGATCTCACGGTAATATTCAGAACTGTGGCTGCGCATACGGGCCACCAGCAAAGGCGGCATCGCCTTTTCGATCGCCGGTAACAGAGCCTGCATTTTTTCAACAGCATCAGGGGTGTCTTTCTCTACCCAGCGGAAAATTTTCTGGGTATTGCGAGCCAGGGCTTCCGGATGGCTGTCGTCATACAGTTCTGGGAACGTCATACCCAACTCAAAATAAGCCTGGGTTATTCCAGCTGCTGGAACTTTTTCGCCATCAGGACGCGCCCAGGCATTCATCGCCATGCGGATGTGTTCATGCTTGATTTTCATGAATCAACTCCGGTGTATTTTGTGTGTTAGCCTTATCTCCAGCAGGCAACCCGTCGGTTGGATTCGGATATAAATCTGGTCGCAATTCATGAGGAGTCACCCCAGTTGCAATATAAATTTGACGAACCCGCTCCCCTGTCGGCACTCGACCATTGTATTCATTTGCCCATTTGTGTATTTGAGACGGCCAAGCCCCTATTGCACGCCCTAGCGGACGAATACCACCAGCAATCTTTATTGCCTTGTCCAATGCTGTCATACAACCTCCAATTCAATCAGCCACAACATTGTTCACTTAAAGAGAACATAAGTCAACACTACGAGGAATTGTTAGTGTTCACTGAACGGTTATAATTGCTAAATGGACATGAGAAAAAAGCAATACGACACCCCGCTGGCAGAAAGGTTAGATACGATCTCGCAACAGCATCATTTAAGCGGTTCAGATTTAGCGCGCATCGCTGGTGTAGGACGCTCATCAGTCAACGCCTGGAAAAAAAGAGGGACAATCAGTAAAGATTCCGCAGCCAAAATTGCAGAAGCGACAAATGTTTCCCTTTCCTGGCTACTGACAGGAAAAGAAGATACAAACAGAGAGGCGCTTGATGATGATGAGAAAGCCCTGCTTGATGTTTACAGAAACCTGCCACCTGTAGAGCGTAGAAATATGCTGGCAGCTTTTCAAATGCGCCTTCAAAAACTGACCGAATTTTACTCAGAATACGTTGACCCAATAACGCGACAAAAATAATTCTTTATTTTACAAAACAATACCGCCGGAAGGCGGTTTTTTTTGCCTCTTGCGCATTCACAATGTTGACATATGTTCATCTTAAGAGAACAATATATCCCATCAAAGCACAACGGTGCGACAGGTCTTAGTTCCGCCCCCCCCGGCGTTAAGGGCAAATGAGGTCAACATGGATACGCTCAATCTTGGCAACAACGAATCTCTGGTATGTGGCGTGTTTCCCAATCAGGACGGCACGTTTACCGCGATGACGTATACCAAAAGTAAAACGTTTAAAACCGAAGCTGCCGCGCATCGCTGGTTAGCCAGAAACGCTAACTGATTAGCGCCAGTAAAAACAGGTTTCCACAGGTTAATTTACCCTGAAAAGTCAGGGCATAACACGAAAGCGCACGGCGAGATCCCTTTGCATATAAGTCTTGCCGTTAAATTTCTTCGACCGTGCGCTTCTGGTTGTGGCAATCCGCGAAATGGCGCGGCGGTAAGTATGGCGGGGTTATTCCTTCCCCTTGAGGACACCGGGTTGTCAGGCTGACCATACGCTTAAGTGACAACCCCGCTGCAACGCCCTCTGTTATCAATTTTCTGGTGACGTTTGGCGGTATCAGTTTTACTCCGTGACTGCTCTGCCGCCCTTTTTAAAGTGAATTTTGTGATGTGGTGAATGCGGCTGAGCGCACGCGGAACAGTTAAAACCAAAAACAGTGTTATGGGTGGATTCTCTGTATCCGGCGTTAATTGTTAACTGGTTAACGTCACCTGGAGGCACCAGGCACCGCATCACAAAATTCATTGTTGAGGACGCGATAATGGAAACGTCACTACCAAACGTTAATACGTCTGAAGGGTGTTTTAATATTGGTATTCTGCTCAGTAACCGGGAGTTTACTGAAGACGCCATCAGGATGAGAAAATATGAGCCTTATCTTCTCAATGATAATTCCATACTCTCCAGAATTGCCCTTCTTGAACTTGGCATTTTCGGAGGGCAGCAGTGAGTTCAGCGTTTGCACTGATGATGACGGTTTTTCTTATAACAGGTGAGCCACAGAATGTGATTACCGGAATTTATGCCAGTAAAGAATCCTGCCATCAGGCAAGAGACGAGCAAAAAATTTCCGGTGAATGTCTCCCGTTAAACAAAGTATCGCTGTACCTGAATAACGAAATACCGGCTGGATAACCCGCCAGCCGTATTAACGCCATACCCGTTGATTAAGCATGCCAGCAATAGCAGGGATTCGTACAACCTTAAAATAGTTATGAGGTTTATCAATGAGCACTGATAAAGAAGAAATTGCACTGTATTACGAAGCCAAAAATGACAAAGTCAGAAAACGCCTTGGGATTAAAGGCGGTTTTTACTGGCGCACAGCAAAAAAATTATCGGTTGCAATATCACGGGGTGTTGTCGCAATGGACGATGCTGGATTTGACGAAGAGGATTTCAAAAAACCTGTTCGCGTGAATTTGCCCATTGTTAATGACCTGCCGCCTGAAGGTGTGTTCGATACTGAATTCTGCAACCGCTATGAAAAAGGCGGAGAAGATGGCATCACAATGATATTTATAGCGCCTTCCCCCTCAGTTCAGGACAAACCAGCCAGCACTGACAATACCAACGTCAATGGCGAAGACATGGCTGAGATTGAGGATAATATGCTCCTGCCGATTTCCGGTCAGGAACTGCCCATTCGCTGGCTTGCGCAACATGGCAGCGAAAAACCGGTAACGCACGTTTCACGGGAAGAACTTCAGGCATTACATATCGCACGAGCTGAAGAACTGCCTGCTGTTACTGCCCTGGCTATTTCCCACAACACAAAGCTGCTCGACCCGCTGGAGATTCGCGACCTTCACAAACTGGTACGCGACACAGACAAAGTTTTCCCTAATCCCGTTAATTCCAGTCTGGGGTTAATGACTGCTTTTTTCGAAGCATACCTGGACGCTGACTATACCGATCGAGGTCTGCTGACAAAAGAGTGGATGAAAGGAAATCGTGTTTTACGCATCAGCCGCACGCCATCCGGCGCTAATGCTGGCGGAGGAATTCTTACCGATCGCGGTGAAGGTTTTGTCCACGATGATGCGTCAGTGGAACGTGACGTTGCCGCTGGCGTTCTGGCCCGTTCAATGGACATCGATATTTACAATCCACATCCGGCACACGCCAAACGCATTGAAGAAATCGTTTCAGAGAATAAGCCGCCCTTTTCTGTTTTTCGTGACAAATTCATCGCCATGCCTGGTCACCTGGATTATTCCCGCGCGATAGTGGTTGCGTCCGTGAAAGAAGCACCAATTGGTATCGAGGCTACTCCCCACCGTGTTACCGAATATCTGAACAAAGTACTGACCGAAACCGACCATGCCAACCCTGATCCAGAAATCGTGGATATTGCCTGCGGTCGCTCCTCTGCTCCAATGCCGCAGCGTGTAACAAAAGAAGGAAAACAGGATGATGAAGAAAAACCGCAGCCATCTGGCGCAATGGCAGATGAACAGGCAACGACTGAAGCAGTGGAACCGGATACAACTGAACATAATCAGGACACGCAGTCGATGGATGCTCAGCCACAGATAAATTCTGTTGATGCGAAATATCAGAAACTGCGGGCAGAACTCCATGAAGCCCGGAAAAACATTCCGCCCCAAAATCCTGTCGATGCAGACAAATTACTGGCTGCCTCTCGCGGAGAATTTGTTGAAGGGATTAGCGACCCGAATGATCCGAAATGGATTAAGGGGATCCAGACCCGCGATTCTGTGTACCAGAATCAGCCAGAAACGGAACAGAACGACCAGAAAGCGGAACAGAACAGCCCAAATACGCAACAAAACGAGCCAGAAACGAAACAACCTGAACCAGTAGTGCAACAGGAACCGGAAAAGATCTGCACCGCCTGCGGTCAGAGGAGTGGCGGCAACTGCCCTGATTGTGGCGCGGTGATGGGCGACGCAACATACCAGGAAACATTCGATGACAAGAACCTGGTTGAAGTTCAGGAAGACGATTCGGAGAAAATGGAAGGCGCTGAACATCCACACAAGGAGAATGCTGGCAGCGCTCAGGACCACGCCAGCGATAGTGAAACTGGCGAGACGGCAGATCCCTTAATTACGGTGAACGGTCATCGCATTATCACATCCACCAGCAGGACGTGTGACCATCTAATGATCGACCTTGAAACCATGGGAAAAAATCCTGATGCCCCGATTATCTCAATAGGTGCAATATTTTTCGATCCGCAAACCGGAGATATGGGACCGGAATTTAGTAAGACTATCGATCTGGAAACTGCTGGCGGAGTCATTGATCGGGACACCATTAAATGGTGGCTTAAGCAATCACGCGAAGCGCAATCTGCCATTATGACCGATGAAATCCCGTTAGATGATGCACTGTTACAATTGCGGGAATTTATCGACGAAAACTCCGGTGAATTTTTTGTTCAGGTCTGGGGAAATGGAGCCAACTTCGACAACACGATTTTGCGCCGTTCATACGAACGGCAGGGGATCCCCTGCCCGTGGCGTTACTACAACGATCGCGATGTACGCACAATCGTTGAGCTGGGGAAAGCCATAGACTTCGATGCCAGAACTGCTATCCCATTCGAAGGTGAGCGCCACAATGCGCTGGATGACGCTCGTTACCAGGCAAAATACGTTTCAGCTATCTGGCAAAAACTGATCCCGAATCAGGCTGATTTTTAATGTTCAACCCCGGTCGTTGCCCACCAGCTATAGTGGCGGCGACCATGATTAGCGAACGACGCTCATGGCAAGACTTATTCTGCTCACTGAGTGGGCAAAAGAGGAATTCAGTGAACCGGTCCCTACTCCGAGTACGTTAAGTAAATACGCTAAAGCCGGAATGATATTTCCTCTCCCCAAAAAAGTTGGAAGACGCTGGCGAGTGGATCCGCAAGCTCGCTTTGTCGGAATGGTAAACAAGCCGGAGGTGATCGCCACAGATCACCCTGCTTTGAAGAGGATACTGGAAGATGGCGCGCCCGCGAAAATATAAAACCGATGTTCCGGGATTATCTCCGTATTTTGACAAAAGAAATAACAAAGTTTACTGGCGTTACAGGCATCCCATAACAGGCAAAAATCACGGTCTCGGCAGTATTGACCAGAAACTGGCAGAAACTATTGCAGCAGAAGCGAACAGCCGTCTTGCCCGGCAGCAAATGGAACAAATGCTCAGTCTGCAGGAGAAAATTATTAGTGATACCGGCGGTTCATCAACCGTTACCATTTTTCTGAATAATTACAGAAAAATTCAACAGGAAAGATATGAAAACGGCGAGATCAAACTCAACACGCTGAAACAGAAAGCGGCCCCTCTCAGGGTATTTGATGAACGTTTTGGCACCAGACCGTTAGATGCCATAACCGTAAAAGATGTGGTATCAGTACTGGAAGAGTACAAGGCCAGAGGACATAACAGAATGGGACAAATTTTCAGGAAAGTACTGATCGATGTTTTCCGGGAAGCTCAGCAAACGGGCGATGTCCCGCCAGGCTTTAACCCTGCAGAATCGGCAAAAAAACCGCAGGTGCGGATATCAAGACAGCGACTGACTTTTGATGAGTGGATGATGATTTATAACGCAGCGGAAAAGGATGGTTACTTTTTACAGCGCGGTATGCTGCTGGCACTGATGACAGGCCAGCGCCTTTCAGATATTTGCAAAATGCAATTTTCGGATATCCGGGATGGTTATCTTCATGTCGAACAGCAAAAAACAGGAACCCGGATTGCCATCCCTCTGGCTCTGCGTTGCGATAAATTAAATCTCACCCTGGATGATGTGGTGTCATCCTGCCGCGATTGCGTTCTTAGTCCGTGGCTATTGCACCACCATCACGCGAAAGGGACAGCTAAGCGCGGCGGGATGGTTAAGCCAGCAACATTAACCGTTGCATTTAAAAAAGCCCGGGATTCTGTGGATTACAACTGGCGTGCTAATGGCACCCCTCCCTCTTTCCATGAGCAGAGATCTTTATCAGAGCGATTGTTCAGAGAGCAGGGGGTTGATACCAAAATTTTGCTAGGCCATTCGAATCAAAAAATGATCGATATTTACAACGACGCACGCGGTAAGGAATGGAAAAAACTGGTCATTTGA